GAACTACACCCAGACGCGAATCCAAAATGGCGACACCATACAGCATGTCCAAAGTCACTCGCGTGCCTTGAACAGAACTGTCATACTGCATCGCCACTCGCATGGAGATGTCCTTGTAGCTGGTCTGCCCAGCCAAGACACCCGTGGCACCAGCGGGCAGAGCCAAGGGGCGATTGACCAACGCGATGGCATTGCGATGGAACAACAGGTTCTGCGAGCCGTAGGGGCCGGGGAACGCCAACTGGTCGTTGGTCAAAGCCACTTCCAACGGGCGATCCAAAAGCAGGCTCTGCTCACCAGCGGCGGACAGGTAGCTCTCAACAATCGTGTAAACACGACGGTCAGTGCTGGTTCCAAATGCAATCATCTGGCCGACTTGAGGGGCCGAAGAAGCCGCCCAACCGTCCACCACGATCTCCTTGCTGTAGCCAAGAGCGGAGGCGCCCTTGACATCGCAGCTCTTGTAGACCGTCAGGACTGCACCTGTGCCGGTCGCATACTTCAGAGCCTCGTTCAGCGTGATCGCTGTGGTGTTGGTGCTGGCTGTAACCGCCGTCGCGTGCGTGGGCTGCATGTTGCCCACCACAGTGGCGAACTCACCAACTTGCACCTCATAAGCTGTCACGGTGCAGGCTTGCGAGCCAGTCACACCGATCGCAGCTGCGTTTGTGATCGTGCCGGCAATCGTCTCAGCTCCAGTGGCCAAGGACGGCACGTGCTGATCCATGATCGTCTGGATGCCGAACAGCCGACCCACAATCGCGTTCTCCAGAGCCGAACCGCCGTCGCCACGTTGATTCGCAGCCACAAACAGGTCGGTGCTCAACAGGGCCGATTCACTCGTGGGGGACACAACCAAATTCCTTCCGTCCATCGGAGCCAGGCTCTTGTTAAGAACCTCGCGGGCCTCCAACAGGTACGCCTTTGCAGTGCTGGCGGTGAAATCCCCGAGCTTGCCAACACGAGTCGTAGCGCCCCAGAACTTGTGCGCCATACCAGCCAAGGTGCGGTCAACACCAGCTGCAATTGCGGACATGGCGGGCTGAACGTACAGCTGAACCAGGTCCTTGAAGGATTTGCTAGCCTCACCATCCTTAATGACGAATGTGACGTAGCCATGCTGATTCAACGGAACCTGCACGTTGGTCGTGGTCACGTCCTGCGCCGTCACTGAATCGGCATCGGTCTTCCGCGTCAGGCGGAAGGTGCTCGGCCGATGGGCATTGACCACATCACCGAAATTCGCCACCAGCGGCGAATAGTCACGGTGAACGAGACGCCCGAAAACCATGTTGGCTTCGAGGGTCGTCAAGGCTTCCATAGCCCAGATTTCCGGTACCAAAGCGTCGTTGTCGTTCGCATAGCAAACGCTAAACGCTGGGGAAACATACATCGAATTCATTTTTCTTCCTTTGTGTTGTCCTATGGCGCACTGAGGGCGCATAAGGAGATTCATTAAACAAAACGTGAGCCCGGCAGAATGCCGGTCAGAACAACACCCGGATAATCCGGTAGATGACTGTTACTTGAGCATTACAGTCCTAATGCTTTCGGATTCTTAGCTCGAAGCTCTAAATATTGGTCCATAGTCAGACTCTTGAGATCGATGCGCCCGCTAGAACCTGGTGTAAAGCCACCAATAGCTGATGCACCACCGATCCCACTCACAACATTCGCCTTGAAAAGATTTCCCCATGTCTCAGGGAGCTGCTTCATTCTTTTGATTGCATCTACAGGGGTCATTTGCGTTACAATAGACTCACCCGTGTCAGCATTACGATCAGGGAAGTCAATCATGGTCTTCTCCCCTTCCACGAGCTTGACATAGGGCTTCAACAGGGTAACAACTTGGTCGGCATTGAATGCGTCACCATCGTGTGCTGCATCTTTGAGTGACCGATGCACAACCATATCAGTGTATCGTTTCTCGGCTGCTTCCTTGGCCGTTTTTACCTCGGTCAATTCTTTTGTGAGGCGGTCTTCCAACTGCTTCAACTCAGTCTTTTGAATCTGTTCCTTAGACTGCAACTGCCGGCGAACATCCTCCAATGATTCGGTCAGCTTGCCACGCTCTTCATCAGTCAGACTCTGGTTCTTAAGGAGCGTTTGGTACTGTGCTTCGACCTTCGTATACCGTGCTTGGTGCTGGCGTTTATCCTCGGCCAGAATCTTATTTAATTCTTCCTGAGTAAACGTCTTGGGAGCACCAGCTAGATCGGGTGGCGTGTCTTGGGACTCGTCATCAAAGCAGACCAACATAGCTGGAGACACACGTGGATCAAACAACATTTTAATTCTCTTCAGCCCCTGGAAAAAGTGATCGCTGTGTAGCAGGGTGAATCCACAACGATGCCCAGCAGATCGCTGGTGTTTATATCTGATTCAAAGTGGATTCAAGCGTGCGAACTCACCAAAGTACTTTAACGCTGCGGCATTATATGCTTTACCAGCATCTTGGAGATTGGTAAACAATCCCAAATGATGATGTTTGCCATTACATGCAATACGTGCTCGCCACTTGTTTGTCCGTTTATGCCAATCAACGCCTTTAACGCCAGACATGTTGTCTTTATGACGACTCATGTTGGCATTATTCTGCGACCGAGACGCTAATCGAAGATTTGCTCGGCAGTTATTCAATCCACACCTATCTCGGTGATCAATATCCATACCAGTCCGATCCAAACCCATTCGAGCAATGATTGGTTGGTGCATACGAATCGTTTGCTGGTGACCGTGATTACATTCACAACGTACCGCATACTTGCGAGTACCTTCAACCTTTAACTGCCAAGTGTGCTTCGATACTTCCTCATAATCACAGTCGTCCACAAGAGCGAATTCTGATCCCACGCAAATTTGTTTCACATAAACCTCTGATGTTACGAGATACGAGCCAATTTCACGGCATCTTCGTCGCGTAAAAATGGCCGAATGAGCCTCCATGCTGTGGCGTTCGGGATGCCGTTAATTAGATGTTCGACTGGGGTCTGGCTGCGCGAGTAGGTTGTGCGAACGCTCTCGTAGCCTGTGCTGGAGATACCGAGATTTTCTAATTCGGTTTCAGGGTCTTTGCCATCAAGAAGGGAGTGAGCAATCTCATAAGCAGCGATTCGTATCGCCTCGGGTATGTCGGTATCAGTTCCTCGTGGGAATTCAAGGATTTGCTGAGCTTCTGCCACACGAATCTGTTCTGCCGTAGCGTCAGGAGTTGCCAGCAAAAGGGCTGCCACCGTTGCCTTATACCCTTTGAAGTTTAACGCATCAATAATACGTGTCGCCGCAATTAACCCCTTCGGTCGATCAGCATAGTCAGCTCCATACCACGCAGACTCGTGGAGCCTTGCATCGAAGTATTCGTTCGCCTCCTGTTGCGTCCCATAGTGGGTCAGATTGACGGTCATCGTTCAGTCTCCCCGCGTACACGAGATTCCGTTGTGTCCTCTTCATCAGTCTCGCGGCTCAGCTCCTTCTCCTCAGACCCTGCTTTCGCAGCATCAGGAGCCAGATCACCTACCCCGCGAGCCCCCGGCGCATTCACGCCCTGCGTCTCAGCAATGCGCTTGATGCGGTCGATATGATCTTTGCGAGCTTGAAGATACTCATTATCTGAGAAGCCCAGAGCGATGGATGCAATTTGTTCACCCACGAGACCAGCATCTTTGGCATTGATGATCGTCTCAGGGTCGGACGTGGTGTATTCAGCCTCATCAACCTCACGATAGATTTGGTGTAATTTATCTACTCTGACCTTGCCGCTCAGCAAGACCGTTACAATAACTTTAGCCAGCTCCTTTTTTACAGCCCGGCCAGGCACTGTGTTGAGCAACTCTGAAAGTTTTGTCGCTTCGTTTATGCGGTCATCATCAGTTTTTTGAGAATAGCTGTCAGGATACTTTACGACTGCCACTTGTTGCCGTGATACGATACGATCTTCGTAGGATGCGTAGTGTGCAGCAATCGCCTGCTCGCCACCCTGTAAAACCAGACCAATGAAGCTCAACCCATTCTGAAGCCCCTCGCGGTCAACTTGCTTTGCGGTCGCTGATTGCAGCGGGTTCAGGCTTACAACTGCCAGGTTAACTAGTTTACGAATCTGCGACTCCAGCCGGTCCTGGAGCTTCATTGATGCTTCTAGAGGCTCGGATGGCGGGGCAATGAAACCTGGTCGATCTGTATTCAGGTCATAGTAGCGACCCTGAGTCACGCCCACTTTCAACACATCGTCGTCCGCGCCCTGGCCACCAGTGGTCGCCGTCCCATCAGACGCTGTCCGCTTCAAGTGGGAACCAACAGCTCTGGAGTCTCTCTGTTCGGTGTAGAACGGGAAGTTTGACTTAAGGGCGTAGTTGACATCGCTCGAAGCTAGATTAAGCAGAGCAATTTGGTGCTGGGCTACATCTTTCATCAGCGAGTCGCCGATGTCGAGCATGACAAACGGAATTCGTGTCAGCGCCAGCTCAATAGGGCCACCGATTAGAATCTCGTTCAGGTCATAGAATTGGACATTTACAAACCCGGTGGCCGGATTGATCCAGACCTTTCGATATCTTTGGGTCGTTTGCTGAGGTAGGCCAGACCACTGGTCATACTCAACGATTGAGTCACGCAAGAGCACTGTTTGAAACTCACTTGGTGACTCTGGTTTAGTCTGGGCAAAGTTGAGAATATCCTCGACTGTATAATAGTAGAGGTACGGATGCACGCCCTGCGCGTCGGCAAGTGTCGGACCCACCGCTGGCGGCATGTCCACGTAGATGCCAACCCGGCCCATCACCAGCAGCTCGCTGAGCACACGGTTGCCCAGGAAGTAGCCCATGGTCGAGCCACGGCGGTCAATCCCACCATCCTCACCGTTGATCGCCTTCTGGTATGCCTCACTACCGCCCGTGCGAATCACATCGTTCAGGCGTGGGAAAATCGCGTTACGGATGTCGTTGATCGCACTCTTCGCAAAAGTCGCAGTAGGCGTCACCTCTTTGCGAGAATTGAAGCCAGTCGTGTCTTCGCGAGTATCAAACTTCTGAAGGTAGCGATTACGAAATGTATCACCACCATCATAACACGTCCTCCATTTATCCCAATCCATGAAACTGGACAGATAGGACGGATGACGACTGTCAATGAGTCGTGGTGCAATTGTAGTCGTCATAGGAATTTCTCTACGTTCTGACCTGTTGATATGGATGCAGCAAACGGCAGAGCAATCTCTGCATACGTCAGCGAGTGTGCGTAGTGATCTGGGCCTGTCTCAATGTAAATCACTTTGGGCTGCCCAGCCGACTCTTTCGCGTCCTTCTTTTGCTGCTTGGGCTGTTCATAAGTTCGGACCAGACTCTTCATGTGCTCGCGATACTCCAAGGAGGTGTCACGCGGCAGTGAGATTCTTTTAGTCCGAAACCGCCCCAGGGCAGCTGTGATCCAGTTGGTTCGGTCAACGGTTGCGATGGGAGCACCCGAATCCTCTTCCGTCACCGAAATTTCTTTGTTCGTTTGGCCACGGCGATACCGGCAAAGGTACACGTACTTAGGAAATCTGCGAGCAAATCGTCGCGCTTCAGTGATCTCTGGATCGGCATCGATCACGCAGCATTGAACCTGCCACTCAGGCATCATCTGATCGAGCAGCCACCAGTCATCCTCGTGGAACTTTCCATGCCCTAGTACCTTGGCAAAAGCCGCGACATTGATGTCCGAGGTCATGCGGTCCATGAACCATTCAATGACGGTCCAATACGACCATTTGCCTTGGTCGATACCCAACGTGATCAAACGGCGACCACCCACATCAGGGCGGGAATCATCCATCACGTAGGAACCTGTGCAGTTGTCGAGCATCGAATCCGTTACTCGGGCAGCATCACTGATGTAAGGGATGCCGATCTTCGAGTTGTGGAATTCAACACAAGCAGCTTCATTCGCCATGCCGCGATGGTGCGCGACCGCAATTTCGCCAGGAGTAACTGTAAAGCTGTACAGCTGGTTAATGTGGAAGCCACGAATGTCAGGGTTGGCATTCTGTGACGACACCTTCCAGGTGGCCTTACCAAGCCACTCAGGCTTAGCCAGATGCTCCAGTCTGCCGCCACACTCTTTGCACTTCAGATATGATTCATGACAATGTGGATCGCTGACTGACTCACCAAGCAATTCGATACAGTCAGGCCAGATCAGCTCCGTCCATCGCGAACAACACGGACACGGGAACACGAAGTGCTCCTGTGTGCTCGTCAGATACAGCTTGTGGACACCGTAGTTCGGTACTGTCGGAGTTGACACAGCCCAGACAGTCTTGACCGTCCTACCGCTCAATCGCTCCAGAGCAAGCCACACCTGCTTCTGGTCCATTTCATCGAGTTCGTCCAGGATCAACACCGAGACAGGAATCGATTTGAGGTTGCTATCACCTCTCGAACCGCGAATATACAGGTTGCAGTTTCCAGCCTGTTTGAGTGACACCGTGTTAGTGTCAGTGAACAGTTCTGTCAGATATGGGCTGTTCTTAAGAGCTGATGAGAATCTAGCCTTAGAGAAATCAGTTGCATTTAGTTGAGTCGGAAGTACATAAAGTACATCCTTCCGCATCTGATCAAGTGCGAAAAATGCACAGTTAATGCAGATTTCGGTGACTCCAAGCTGAGCACCCTTCATCGCGTAGTTGTAGGACGCCTTCGAGTCGTGCATCTCCTTGACCCACGGATGATATTTGGCTGAGTACGGCCCAGCGAACTCAGAACCAGTCATCACCCTACGATGACATGCCCAGCGATATGGGCTCGTCAGCGTGTTGGATTTGAGACCCTCAACAATTGTAGTTTTGAAGTCATCAAGAAGCGACATGAGAAAAAGGGACCGTGTTACAGGGTCGCGGATAATTATCTCAGGGCGGTCGCCCCGCCGGTCCCGCGTAGATTAGAATTTCTTCTTGCTAGGCAAAGTTTGATCTGGCTTCAAAGCTACTTCATGCACAGCCACCTCAGCCATCGTACCAATGACATAGCTGCCAGGCTCAGGTTCCTGAAGTACGACGCTGAGTACTCCGTTCGGCTGCCCATTGGCACCGATAGTCTGAATCAGAATGTGGGCTCGCTTCTCATCTTCAGGTGGAATTGGAAGGTCGATGAATTTCAACTCTGCCAGTGAGGACCCAACAATGATACCAGTCGGTAGTGTCACCGTTACGCGAATTACGCCATCTGCTTGGGGCAGTTTAATCTTCATAAATTATCCAGAACCTCTTGAGCCTGATTTGTTCGGAGAACCAATTGTCGCTCACGAAACAGGAAGTAAGTTGGCACTTCTGTCACACCGTATCGTTTTGCCAGAACAGGTTGCTGATCCACATCGATCCGATGGAGTGTGACACCAGTAGCTTTGATTTGACCAACCAATGCGGCCTGCTCTTTGCAGGGGATGCACCAGGTCGCCGTGAACGCAATGACCTGGACCTGAGGCCGGAGCGGCGTTGGAGCCACCGGCTGCTCACAACCTAAGAGGGCTACGAGCAGCAATATTGCTAGAAATCTCACGTCGTTTTCCTTACAGAGCTGCCGGCTGGCCATGATACAGCAACCTACCGATTACAGATCGGTGGCTCTGCCAATTGAGCTACAGCAGCTGAAGAAAAGCCGGATGCGCGTTTCATACACATATCCGGCCCTGGAAATGTCACTTCCCTGTCTTTTTAGGTGCCGAAGAACCTGTTTTCTTTCCGTTCATGTTCTTCATCATGGTGTTCATTTCCTTCTTCGACATCATGGGCATATTAGTTGTTGGTTTCTTGGCCATGTTTTCCCTATTTAAGCTACAGCAGCTGGTAATCGCTTCCACACCAGTCCCTTGTATTTATCTTTTTGTCCATGTAAGCATTGGCTAATAGACCACTCATGGTGACCTGCTAGTCCCGCAGCTCTTCTACTTTCAAACGTCAAAACAACCTCACCTGTTGCCGGGTTGATTGCCTCAATTGGCTGTTTACGAGCCTCCTGCATGTGTCTCAAGTGTTCAATCTTTCGAGGATTAGTTTGGCTGATTTCGCTCAGTCTTTTGCCAAACTCGGGTGGCCGCTTGAGACCTCTCAGACTATCGCTGATCTTCTTTCGCACTTCTGCTGACCTTGGTTTACCAAGTTGCACTTGTAGATAGTAATTCCGTTGAGGTTGCTTCACGACCTTACTTGCATCAGTTTTACCCCCATCCGTATGGTTGCAAAGGCAGCCCTCACCAAGATCAAGTCTTCCCAAAGCGTGAATAAAAAAGGTCTCAAGTTGAAATGCTTCCTTGGACGAAAGGTTGGTAACCACCTTTCTATAAATCGGAGTAACACCCTCTGACAGCATCTTGCGCAACTTATTGTAGAAGTGTCCTTTACCTTTAGCCAAGACTGACGGGTTTAAGTGTACCGTTATCCGATATTGTGAGCCTTTACCCACATAGAAGGGTATATCCGTTCGTGGGTCAATATAGACATACACATAGAATCGGTTGGTCACTTTCAACGTCCTCGTAAAGAATTGAGGACGCTGAAAGTCCTCCAAAAGGCTACTAGGTCACTTTCGCAGTTGGAGCATTCTGGACGTTTCCAGGATCACTCGGCTTCACAACGTCGGACAACTTCGCAGCGATGAATGCACGACCAGCTTCTGACTTGAGCTTCTCACCAAGGACCTTATCGAAAACTTGATTGAACTCAGTGATGACGCCAGCCTCGCCCTGCATAAACATGTCGGCCAGAGCTTTGATCTTCATCGCCATGCCACTGTAGTCCCCAACCGCGTAATCGGAAAGAAAGTCGGGAATCTTGGTTAGACCATAGGCTTTCAGCGAACCAGCAAGTTTCACTGCGCCACGCCGACGATCCTCTACCTCAGTGTCCTTTTGAAATATCCACTTGGCACCAAGCCAACCAACTACAGCCACAAGGGCCAGAACTGCCAATTGAGAACCTGAAATAATCATTCTTCACCTCTCACGAATTAGAATAAGTTTGTTGCCACTTCTGGACTACACCAACGCCAGCTCCAACACTGATAGACAAAAGCATCATCCACCACGCGGGGAGAGGCGAC